TTAGATCTTATTTATTGCATCAAGAAGTTCTTGAATTTCTAAATGAGTGTAAACAATTTCTGTAACTCCCTGCCCTTTATGGCCAACAATTTTTTTAATAAATCTTTCATCAACTTCTGCTGCGGTTAAAAATGAAATGCATGTATGTCTTGTATCATGCGGTAAATGATTCATGCCCATCTGATCCATTAATGGCTTCCAATATGAATCATAATAATTTCTATACAAGAAATGTTCACCTTCAGGTGTTGAAAGAAGATATTCACATTCATTCTTATTGTACCAATATTCAAAGTATTGGAACACCTTATCTGCAATTGGTACTTTTCTAATACCTGATTTAGTCTTTGAATCTATTATGTCAAACCACTTTTCTTTTAAGTTCACATTCTCCTTTTTCAAATCTAACAATTCGCTAATTCTGACACCTGAATATATAAGCATTAAAATAACTTGAACATATTCTGATGAATCCTTCCACTTCCAAACTGTTTGTACTTCCTTCTTGGTGAATGGCTTTCTATCAAGTGCATTTGGATTTCCTGATTTGCTAATATCCACATATTCAACAATATTTCTTTCCTTTGTTATAATTCCATGTATTACTGCATATTCAAATAATTGACCAAATAAAACTTTTAGCTTTCTAAGTGTAGGATGGTTTTTACCTGATTCATCAACAACCATTTGCAAATGCGATAATTTCACATCAACAAATCTCATATCTTCAATCTTTTTACATAGTTTCCAAGCTGCTTTATACCCATTAATATTTGATTGAGATATTCCATATGGATGCTCATCATCTTTGAGTATTAGCTTTTCATCTGACCATTTCTCATAGACTTCTTTAAAAGTTATTTTACTTGAATCTAAGTCATAAGGGTCCTTGTTATAGTCTGCAAGTGCAATCATGGCTTCAGAGCGAGTTGTATAATATCCAATTGGTTTATAGAGCTGTTTTAATTTCCCTGTTTCCTTATTTAATTCCCATCCGACAGTTATTCTGACACCAAATGGTTTTCTTCTTTTTCCTGATAGTTTACATACAGAGCCGTATCCGTTTGGATTTTTCACATCCATCACCTCCCTTAAGCAATATTGAATTTGTTTTGTTCCAAAGGGGCTTTAAAGTGTTGATATATTTATATTTTCATTTGTAACAATATTAATTGGCAAATATAAACTACTAGCAATTTGTTCTATCGTAAAACCTTCAAAATCTGTTGGGTCTAATTCTATATCCAATAATTTAAATGCAAAATAATTAGCTTGTTTCTCAAGTTTACCAGTATTTAATAAAGATTTGTTAAAAGCTGCTTCATAAGAATCAGTGTGTAATAAGGCATGCCCTAATTCATGTGCCAATACAAATTTTTCAAAATCCCTCTGTAAATCATTTCTTATAAAAACAATTTCATTTTTAAAATAATTCCGATAATAAAAAGCTTCATTATTATCTAATAAAATGTTATTTGGTTCTAATTTGATTATTTGGATATCTAAAAGATCATATAACTCATAAACGTTATCAGTTTTATAACTTTCTCTTAAACCTAATATAGTATTATCAATCCAAGGATACATATTATCACCCCCAAATTTGTAATATTATTTCTTATATTTATAACTTAATAACTTAAGTTGGTTTAAAAGCTCATTCGCAAATTCTACTATTTCATCATTACTCATTTTATTTACATCAAATCCGCCATATCCCATAATGGCAGGTTGTTTTAATATAAATTGCATAGCGGCTTCCGGAGTAATAAACTCACCAGTTTCAAAAAAATCAGATTCTTCTTTAAGATTCGGATATTTTTCATCCCACTCATTTAATTTTTCTTGTGTTATTGGTTCTGATTGCAATAATTCATCTACTGTAACTTCTAAAGCATCGGCTAATTTTTTTAACGTTGTAATAGTTGGATTTTCTTTTTCACCACGCTCCATAGCACTTATATAACTGGCATTAACACCACTTAAACGAGACAATTCATTTATGCCTAATCCTTTTGATTCTCTAATTTTTTTTATGTTCTCACCGAACATATTAATCACTCCTCCAAATATATTTTTTATATAGTATATCCTATTAGAACATATTATATGCTACTAGTATATAAAGTCAATAGTAAATTAAAGATAAATTGTAATATGTGCTGGTAGAACATGATATTTTTCTCTAATCGTATTTAAATGGAATTTAGAAGATTTGTATATGCTGATGGGACATGGTATTATGTACTCACAGAACACGAGGGAGGTGAAAATAATTGAATAGAATTAAAGAATTTAGAAAAAAGAAAAAATTAAGTATTTATAAGTTAGCTGAATCAACAGGATTAACAGCTAGTTATATTTCTAATTTAGAGAATGGACATAAAACCAATCCAACAAAAGATGTTATGGAAAAAATAGCTGCGGCACTTGGACAAACTGTTCCAAAAATATTTTATCCAGAAAAAGAGTGAGTAAATTTTGATAGCTGAAAAAATTAGAATGATTAGACAACAACAAGGAATGAGTTTACAAGAGTTGGCTGATAAATCTGGGGTTGGTAAAAGCAGTATTTTTGATGCTGAACAAGATGGTAGTAACCCAACAATCAATACACTTTTAAGGTTATCGTTAGCACTTAAAGTTCCCATTGAAGAATTTTTTAAAGATGAACCATCTTATCATAAAAAAGAAGTTGCTCAAGAAGTACCAGTTCAAGAGCAACAAATCAGTAAACCAAAAGAATTAGAAGAGATTGCCACAAAGATTATTTTTATGCTTTACGATAAACATATTTCACCTACTAATGCAAAAAAAATCTTACGATTATGTGAAAACCTTATCGAGTTAAACAGCGAAATAGTAATCAATGATGGCAATATGAAAGTTCCATTTTTAAGTATGCTATTAAAATAATGTACGTTTATCAAGTATTTGCACTTTAGGAACTGGCTCATTGCTTAAGATATCTTCAAATTTTTTATATGTTTCTTTGTATTTTTTGATTAAATCTTCGGGAGAAAGATTTTTGTCAAAATTATTTTGAAGATATATTACAGTTAAATCACGAGCTATATCACAATCATCTGGCATAATAAACACCCCCTCTCATGAAAATTCTACCATAAGGGGGAAATGAATATCAAGGAGGATTAAGTAATGGATAATTTAGTTTTAAAAGGTTTAACTGAGGTTGAAGGAATGAGATTCCATGATATTGAAGGAGGTTTTGGTGAAGGTAAAAAATCAATGCTGGTTAAGGACATTGCACTAATTCATGATAGAGATTTAAAAGATATTAATAGACTTATAAACAATAATATCAAGAGATTTAAAAATAATGTGGATATTATTGATTTAAAAGTGGGTGATTTTAAATCACTGACTTTAGAGATGGGATATACCAATCAATCATATGCAAATGCAAATAATATTTATATTTTATCTGAACGTGGTTATGCAAAACTTCTTAAAATTCTTGAAGATGATAAAGCATGGGAGCAATATGACAAACTTGTTGATGGATATTTTGAGATGAGAAAAACAATTAAGGAACAAAAGCAAGTAACGTCGCCAGAAGATAAATTAAAGCTTGCAGATGCACGAGTAAGAAATGCAAAGGCAAGACAGGCTAATGTTCTCTTAAAAATAGCGAACCAAGCCGGTTTAAATAAAACTTATAAGCAAGTACTTTTCTCTTATGCAAGTGCAATTATAGCAGACAAGCCACTAATTCCATTACCAGAGCTTGAAGAAGAAACCTTAACAGCTGAAGAAGTCGGAAACCAGTTAGGTATTACAGCCAATATGGTAGGCAGGATAGCAAAAGCGAATAATCTTAAAATTGAAAGGTATGGAAAATGGTTCCACGATAAGTCAAGGTATTCCAACAAAGAGGTACCAAGCTTCAGATATTACCAAAATGTTATTCCGGTAATAAGACAAATACTTAAGGAGGTGAATTAATATGGTAGAGAATGTTTCAGTGAAACAAGCTGCTGAAATTATGGGTAAATCTCAACAGTTTATTAGGGTAGGTCTCCAAAGAGGTTTATTGCCATTTGGTATTGCAGTTAAGATGAGCTCTAAGTGGACATACTATATATCCCCTAAAAAGTTTTATGAATATGTTGGAAATAGTTAAGGAGGCAATGTAAATGAACAAATTGGAAGTTAAAAAACTGTTTTGGGAACTGGTAAATAAAATCGAAGATTGTTCAGACGCAACTGTTAGAAATGATGCAGGAGTTGTTACTGAAAGGGGTATTGAATTGCCGAATGGTTACAGCGTCATGTTTGGGTTGGATGATGGAGTTGTCAGAATCTATGATGATAAGCAATTTCCTATAAATGCTTTTAATGAAGAGAATGAAACATTACTGGTATTAAAGGAATTGTTTGAATACTTGGAGATATAGGAAATGGCAATAAAGTACAAGGCTGCATAGAAAGGAGGTACAAGATTGAAACACGGTAAGAACAATAGTGAAAGAAGGTGAATAAATGCAACTAACAAAATACGTTGACAAAAGAGGATGGATATACTTCGTAAGGTCAGGAATTGGAAGGAACAACTTTAAAACTTTTTATAAGAAACCCGACAGAATGGGTGAACATGGATGCAGTTCGGTGGAATGGAGAAACACCGAACAACAAGCACAGGAGGATCTGGATGCACTTGCTAAGAAAAAAGGCTGGAAGGAGGTGAAAAACATATGAGCAAAAAATATGAAGTTGCTGACTGTTTAACATTAGAAAATGCTAAAACCCTTTATCAAGAACATGAGATTGCTCTTATTGTTACAGATGGTAAGTTTGTAGAACTTGTGAAAGAGGATGATGAAAATTAAATTATATCCGCATCAGGTAAGAGCACTTGAAGAAACTAAAGACTTTAATAAAGTAGCCTATTACTTGGATATGGGACTTGGAAAGACTTTTGTAGGATCAGAGAAATTAAAAATGCTCAATACCAATCATAATTTGATAGTCTGCCAAAAATCAAAATTACAAGATTGGTATGAGCACATGAAAACTTATTACCCAGAGTATAACACATTTATTTACAGTAAGACAAGAGAAATACCACCTAAGTCAGTAATTATTATAAATTATGACTTAGTTTGGAGAAGACCGGAATTAGCTGACCTTAAAGATTTTACATTAATGTTGGATGAAAGCAGTTGCATTAAGAACAGTACTAGCAAACGAACAAAATTTATTCTTAAGTTAAAACCAGTCAATGTAATTCTTTTATCGGGTACTCCTTGTGGTGGAAAATATGAAGAACTCCATACACAGTGTAAGCTATTAGGCTGGAATATATCTAAAAAACTTTACTGGCAGCAGTATATAAACTTTATAAATATGGATATTGGAGGGTTTAAGATACCAAAAGTAATTGGTTATAAAAACGTAGACCGTTTAAAACAAAAGTTACATGACCACGGAGCTATATTTATGAAAACAGAAGAAGTCTTTGACCTTCCAGAACAAGTAGAAATACCAGTAATAGTAGATAGCACTAAAGAGTATAAGAAGTTTAAGAAAGATAGGTTAATCACTATAAATAATACAGAGTTGGTGGGAGATACAAGTTTAACTAAGATGCTGTATTTAAGGCAGCTAGCAAGCCAGTACAACCCTAATAAATTAAGTGCTTTAAAAGACTTACTAGAGAGTACAGAAGACCGAATAATAATATTTTATAACTTTACGGCTGAAATGAAGCAAATTAAAGATTTATGCGAACGGTTAGAAAAACCAATATCTATAGTAAACGGCAGTAGTAAGGACTTAGAAAACTTTAAAAAAATAGATAATGCAGTTGTATTAGTGCAGTACCAGGCGGGAGCCATGGGATTAAATTTGCAATTAAGCAATAAGATTATCTATTATTCTCCACCATTAGCGAGTGAGTTATTTGAGCAATCGAAAAAGAGGACGCATAGAATTGGACAAACGAGAACTTGTATGTATTGGTACTTAATAGCTAAAGGATCTATAGAAGAACAAATATTTGAAACTTTGAAAAAGCGTAAGGACTTTACAGATAAGTTATTTGAACAGCTGGGCCAAGATGATCAAATTAGAATTGGAGGTTTAGAAAATGGATAAATTACAAATTCAAGTATTGGAAACTAAACCAGCACAAGTAAATTTTAATTTTGAAGAAATATCAAACCAATTAGATGAAGTACTTAAACAATATGAAGGAATAGTTGTTACTGAACAAACTATAGCAGCTGGTAAAAAAGTTATAGCAGATTTAAGAAAAGGCCAAAAAGCCTTAGATGATTTTAGAAAGAAAACTAAAAAGGAACTTACCGCTCCAGTTATAGAGTTTGAAAATAAGTGTAAGGAGCTAAGTAAAAAATTTGATGAAGTTATAGATCCAATAAATGAACAGGCTGAACAGTTCGAACTTAAAAGAAAAGAAGAAAAGAAAATTGAGGTCCAAAACATCATAGATGAAGTATGTAAATTGAAAGGGCTTGATGATTTACCACTTGATGAAAGTTACTTAAATAAATCGACTTCACTTAAAAATATTAAAACAGACTTAATAAAAGTTGCTGATAACATTTTACTTGAACAAGCTACACTTAAAGCTAATGCAGATGTTATTAAAAGTAAAGTAGAGCTGGTTAATGCTAAATACAATATAAATTTAACTACTCCACCTTATGTAAGTATGCTGGACTACACGGATGTTCAAACGATATTAAACCAGATAGAAAAGGATTCTGAAAGTCTTAAAAATAAAATAGCTGATATACCAGTAACTACAGTAGTAGCAGCACCTTTCAAAGATGAAGAAATATTTGTTGACACTTATGAGATAGAAGGAACTGAAAAGCAATTAGATGCTTTGGAAGAGTTTTTAAATAAAAATGGTTATAAATGGAGTATAAAAGATTAATTTTGTTTATAAAAAGTTTACAATTTGGTTTTTATATTTTTTTTAGGAAATCAAATATATGAATAATGAAAGGTGAAATAAATGGCAGCTGAAAAACAATTTGAAAATCAAATTAAAGATTTCTTAAAGTCATTACCAAAAACATGGTTCTTTAAGTATTGGGCGGGTCCATATAGCAAGAGTGGTATCCCAGATATTATAGCCTGTGTTAACGGCCACTTTGTTGGGGTAGAAGTTAAGGCACCAAATGGTAAGCCATCAGAGTTACAAAAACATAATATAGGGCTTATACAAGAGAGTGGAGGGCTTGGATATATATTATATCCTAAAGATTTTAAAAGCTTTAAAAAGGACATAAAAGAGCTTTCAAGGGGGTGATTAAAATTCAATATAGTCATAGTAGAATTGAAAGTTTTAAGAGTTGTCTTTACAAATATAAATTACATTATATAAACAAGCTTAAAACCATACCAAACCAAGCAGCCGATAATGCACTTTACCTTGGCAGTGCACTTCATAAAGGGATAGAAACAAATATTCAAACTGCACTTGAAGAATATTTTAATAATTTTTATGTAATAACAGATGCACAAATAAACGAAGCTATCAAACTTAAATATTTAATACCAAAAGTTAAAGAAGTACTTCAAGATGTAAATATCTATGCACAGGAATTTAGAATATCTTCAAATAGGTTTATTGGTTATGCTGATTTAATAACTAAAAATAAAGATGGCACAGTTGATATATTTGATTTTAAGTACAGCAACAATATTCAAAACTATTTAGAATCGGACCAATTACACATATATAAATATTTCTTGGAGCAACAGGGATTTAAAGTTGATAAATTAGGATTTATATTCATTCCTAAAATATCAATTAAAGAGAAAAAAACAGAAGATATATATCAATTTAGGAAAAGACTTGTTGCTGAATTAGAAACCGCACAAATTCAATTAATACTCATTAAATATAATCCTAATAAGGTTATAGAGTTCTTTGATAACATTATAAACATAAATGAAGCCACAGAATACCCAAAGAATCCAACACATTTATGTGATTGGTGTGAATATCAAAAATATTGTATGGAAGGATATGATTTCATGTTATTACCTGAAAATAAGAGAAGAGAAAAGAAAATTGATACTAATCCAGATATGTGGTTATACGGTGCTTCTTACGCTGGAAAATCAACGTTCGTTGATCAGCTTGATGATTTACTGTTTCTTAATACAGATGGAAATATTGATAATACTACTTCACCAGTAATAAGAATTAAAGATGAGATTATTCAGGAAAATAGATTAACAACAAGAAAATTTGCATGGGAAGTATTTACAGATACAGTTACAGAGCTTGAAAAGAAAAACAATAATTTCAAAAGAGTTGCCCTCGACTTAGTTGAGGATTTGTACGAAGATTGCAGACTTTATATGTATAACAAACTTGGTATAGAGCATGAACAGGATGCTGGGTACGGTAAAGGTTGGGATATGGTTAGAACTGAATTTTTAAGTAATATAAAAAGGCTTAAGAACTGCGGATACCAAATAATTTATATATCAAAAGAGGTTACTTCTGAAATTATTAAGAAAAATGGGGACAAGATAACAACTATTAAACCTAATATTCCAGATAAGGTTGCAAATGTATTAGCCGGCACGGTTGACTTGACTGCTAGAGTTGTTGCTGATGGAGATAACAGGTACTTAAGTTTTAAGAATTCACCGTTTATATTTGGTGGCGGCAGATTTAACTTTGGTGTAAACCAAATAGAACTAAATAAAAAGAAATTTATCGAAACTTTAAAAAATGTACAAGGCCTTGAAAATAAACCTACAGAAGAAAATCATGATGACACTACCGCCAATAATAGTGAAAATGTAAAGCAGGAAACAACTAAAAAACGCCACAAAAAAGTAGATGAAACTGAAGGACCAAAAACAGAACAAGAAGAATCAAAAATAGAACAAGAACAGCCAGTTCACCACAGAAGAAAACATATGGAAAGTGAGGATAAGTAACTATGACAGAGGAAGAATTTAAAGGGTTTGTAAATACTGATGTTATTAATTTTATGGAACAACATCATCTTGATAAAATACAATGTCAGGATGAGGACGGTAATAAAGCTAAAATTGCAAGAAAATCTGATGATACTTTAAAAGTTGAAACAACTGTTTCAGAAATAATGTAGGGAGGTAATGATTAATGGATATTTGGGAAAAGTTTGATAAAGAAATTGACGTTGAAGGTTTAAAACATGATGCTGAAGAAGCTGCTAAAAACGGAGGTAATTTTAAAGAAGTACCTTATGGAACATATGAAGTAAAAGTTAACAAAATGGAACTTAAAGAAAGCAAAACAAATAAACCAATGCTTTCTATATGGTTCAAGATACTTGATGGAGAATATAAAGATTCAATAATATTTTATAACCAGGTATTAAGTACAGGCTTTGGCTTGCATAGTGCAGATAACTTTTTAAGATCCTTAGATTCAGGTGTAACTGTGGAGTTTAAAAATTTCAGACAGTATAACAACCTGATACTTGATATTGCTGAAGCAATAGATGGAGTACTTGAATATGGCCTTGAATACTCAGAAGGTAAAAATGGATTTAATAATTACAAGATTACTGATGTATTTGACGTTTAAAGAATAAAGGGGGAGCTGAGATATGTTCCCCTTAATTTTAAAAAGGAGGGCGAATATATGCGAAATACATTAGGAGATTTGAATAATCATTTATTTATGCAGTTGGAAAGGCTCAATGATGAAGATTTAAAAGGTGAAGCACTTGCCGAGGAAATAAGCCGAGCAAAGGCAATAAGTGATATATCAAGTAGGCTAATTGCAAATGCTAACACGGTATTAAATGCCAAAAAGTTAGAAGCGGAAACCCTAGGCAGAGATAATACAGAGATGCCGAAAATGCTGGAGGGATAGAAGTGAGTAAACTTCATATATGGACCAAAGAAGAAAAAGAATATTTAAAACAAATAACTCCAGGGCATCATTACAGAGAAATACAAGAACTTATGAATAAAAAATTCAACTCAGATTTTACTTTAGAACAAATTAAAGGAGCAATAAATAGATATAAATTAAATACTGGTTTTAATGGCCAGTTTAAAAAAGGACATGAGCCTTGGAATAATAATAAAAAAGGAATAGTAACAGGTGGCAAAGAAACGCAATTTAAGAAAGGTAACACACCTTATAACTACATGCCAGTTGGTTCAGAGCGAGTTAACGGTGACGGTTATGTGGATGTTAAAGTAGCAGATCCAAACAAATGGAAAGGCAAACATATTCTTATATGGGAAAAGTATAATGGACCAGTTCCAGAGGGGCATGCGGTTATATTTGGAGATGGGAATAGAAGAAACTTTGATATAAATAATTTAATCATGGTATCGAGGCAACAGTTATTACAATTAAACAGAAATAATTTAATTAAAAATGATGCTAACTTAACACGTACTGGAGTTGTAATAGCTGACTTGAAAATAAAAATTAATGAAAGGAAGAAATAAAATGCTCTTTTACGATTTCGAGGTTTTTTATTATGACTGGCTGGTTGTAATTGTTGATACGGATACTCATAAAACAATACCAATTGTGAATGATAGACGAACTCTCACAAGCTTTTATGAACAACATAAAGCAAATATATGGTGCGGATATAATTCACGCTCATATGACCAATATATATTGAAATCTATACTATTAGACTTTAACCCTAAAGAGGTTAATGACTGGATTATTAGGGATCATAAACCAGGATGGCAGTATTCTTCATTATTTAATAAAGTTCAATTATTTAATTATGATGTTATGACAGATAAAACTCATTCACTTAAACAGCTGGAAGGATTCTTAGGTAACAATATTAAGGAAACATCAGTACCATTTGATATTGATAGAAAATTAACTGCTGCTGAGATTCAGGAAACAATAAAATATTGTACATCTGATGTAATGAATACAATAAATGTTTTTATTCAGCGTAAAGAAGAATTTACATCACAAATGTCATTAATAAAAACATTTAATTTGCCACTCCAATACATTGGAAAAACTAAACCTCAGCTGTCAGCGATTATTTTAGGAGCCTCAAGACGTGAATATAATGATGAATTTGATATTACTATACCTGATACACTTAAAATTAAAAAATATCAATATATAGTTGATTGGTATAAGAATCCTGAAAACAGAAACTATGAAAAATCACTTGAAACA